TATGTTGTCAGATCGAGGAGTAGATACCAAACGAGTTGCTGTGGTTCCAGTGGCAACAGTTCAAGAATTTAGAACACAAGCAGTCAAGATTCTCGATAAGTATATGTATCGAGAAAAGGGTGACAAGACAGAAAAACCACCAATGCTTTTTGTTCTAGACTCACTTGGAAATCTCTCGACTGAAAAAGAAGTTGCAGATATGACCGAGGGTAAAGATACTCGTGATATGACCAGAGCACAGTTGATTCGTGGTGCTTTTCGTGTTCTCACACTCAAACTAGGAAAAGCAAAAGTTCCTATGATTGTAACCAACCACACATATGACGTGACTGGTGCTTATGTACCCATCAAGAAGATGGGAGGTGGCTCGGGATTGGAATATGCAGCATCTACTATTGTGTTCCTATCTAAGAAGAAAGATAAGACAGATAATGAAATCACTGGTGCTATTATCACAGCAGTTCTCAAAAAAGCTCGATTGACTATTGAAAACAAGAAGGTAGAAACACTTCTTGAATATTCAGAAGGACTGGATCCTTATTATGGACTCCTCGATCTCGCAGAGAAATTTGAAATCTTCAAGAAAGTTTCCACGCGATATGAACTACCAGACGGTTCAAAAGTATTTGAATCAGCCATTCTAAAGAATCCGGAAAAGTATTTTACAAAAGAAATACTTGACTTGATCGATGAAAAATGTCAAAATGAGTTCATGTATGGCAAAAACTCAGCAGTCGAAGAGGAAACAATCGAATGATTATGGGACAAGATTATAAGTTTAGGGATGATTTAAAGAAAGATACGGTACCGATAGAAATCAATGATGGACCATATAAAGGTGTTGTGTTTCGATATGATAAGATCAAAGTCCATGAAAATGAAGGTGAATCGGCGGTTATTGCTTTTGATTATGAATTACTCGAAACTGTTAAACATAAAGAAGGTAATCTAAGAACAGATGAAACTTTTGATCAATACCTTGGATTGATTTTGAACAGTTTATTGTTGGAGTCTATTGGACAGAAACTTGAGGGTTAAATGCAAATAGAACATATCATTCTTAAAAATCTCATTAAGAATGAAGACTATATGAGAAAAGTTTTACCTTTCCTGAGAGAAGAGTATTTTCATAAAGAAGATGAGAGAGTACTCTTCTCCACTCTCAATACATTTATTCTTGAATATAATGAATTGCCCTCCTTCGAGACAATTCAACTGAATATTCAAAGTAAGAATATGACAGAAAATCTATTCGATTCTGTCAATAAACTTGTCACGTCAATCAAGACGGATGAGGACACTTTCAACGAAAAATGGTTGTTGGACTCAACAGAGACATTTTGTCAAGATAAAGCAGTCTATAATGCCATCATGAAATCTATTGAAATCATGAACAACAAGAAAGGTGTGGCAAGTAAAGGTGCTATACCACAACTTCTATCTGATGCATTATCCGTAAGTTTTGATGCCAAGGTTGGTCATTCTTATACAGAAGATTATGAAAATAGGTTTGATTATTATCATAGAGTGGAAGAGAAGATCCCATTTGATCTAGAATTCTTCAATAGAATTACCAAGGGTGGTGTACCAAAGAAAACTTTGAATATTGCACTTGCAGGTTGCGTTCATCCAAAAACTAAAGTAAAGATTAGATTTAGGAAGAAACTTTAGTATATTGGTTCTTACTTTTGATTGGAGAGCCGAAGATATAACCATTTTTCAAATATGTGTCTATGTCTTCGGGTTTCACTCTTTTGAAACTATTATCCCCTGGCTTATACATGCATCTTTTTCCTTTATGTGATTTTCCACCTAACGATGCTCTTTCTAATCGACCTTCTTCACTTGCCCAATATGCCCATTCGTGATTGTTTCCGGATAATATTGATGCCTTACCACCTAAAGATGCTCGCTCTTTCCTACCATCTGGTGTGGACCAATAATAAAAAGTTTGTTTACTATTCATCTCTTTCTGCTTTTTCATTGCATTTTTTCTGGCAATTTTTTGAACTTCGGGGCAGAACCAACCTATTTTATTCTCTTTACACCACAGTCCAACAATTCTTCTCTGTTCATATGTTAGATTGGCACCAAGCATATACATAGAACGAAGGTCATTTACATTTTTATGAATCTTCCAAAGAAGAAAATGTGCTATTATATGTTCTCTAACAGTGAGATATGTATAATTATCATCCTCATCTAATCCACCTGTGTGGCGAGGAATAATATGGTGTCGATGTAAATTTGAGCCTTTTACATAATGTTCTTTTAGGAGTTTACCCTTTGAGCAAAGGTTTGAATATATGCGTGAATAAATATTTGACATGCTGTGTCTCCCATGTTACAATATAGACATAGAGCCGATAGATGTTCCAGCATCGTGATCGGCAACTCTTTTATTTATATAACATAAGGATTATAGTATGAATGAATGGGTAGAAAAAGAAATATCTATTGCTGAAGTTGAAACATTATTTGATAATGGATATGAGATTGAAGTAGATTCTCCCGATGGATGGGTTCCTGTTGATGGATTTGTTAATAAAGGATTTTGGGAAGAATATGTTCTTCATATTGAAGACATGCCAAACATTAGTTGTAATGAGAACCATTTATTTGAGACTTCTTTGGGGTGGTATTCGGCTCTTCAATTATGTGGAAAAACCGTAAACATTTTAACTAAAGATGGGTATAAGCAAGGGTTTGTAAAAAGAACATTTGAGAAAATTCCAATTGTAGATATCTCGGTAGACCACCCAAATCATAGGTATTATACAGAGGGGGTATCTTCACATAATACTGGTGTTGGTAAAAGTTTGTTTATGTGTCATGTTGCAGCATCTTGTCTCAATCAAGGTAAGAATGTTCTGTATATTACACTTGAACTTGCAGAAGAGGAAGTTGCCAAAAGAATTGATGCTAATCTTATGAATGTAACTTTTGATGATCTGATGGAAATGCCCAAAGAGATGTATCAAAAGAAAATGGATTCTATCAGAAATAAGACTGATGGTAAACTATTCATCAAAGAGTATCCAACTGCCTCGGCATCAACAATTCATTTTAAGGGATTACTAAATGAATTAAATCTCAAGAAGTCATTTGTTCCAGATGTGATCTTTGTTGATTATTTGAATATCTGTACCTCTGCACGAATTAAACCTGGATCGTCTGTAAATTCATATACCTTCGTCAAGTCTATTGCAGAAGAGTTGAGAGGACTGGCAGTAGAGTTTTCTGTTCCACTTTTTTCTGCCACACAAACGACCAGAACAGGATTTGTAAGTTCTGATGTAGGACTAGAAGATACATCAGAAAGTTTTGGACTTCCTGCGACTGCGGATTTTATGTTTGCTTTGATTTCTACAGAAGAACTTCAAGAATTGAATCAAATTATGATAAAGCAGTTGAAGAATAGATATAATGATCCAACACTGAACAAGAGATTTGTTGTTGGTATTGATAGAAGCAAAATGAGGTTGTATGATGTAGAAGAATCAGCACAAAAAGATATTGTAGATTCTGGACAACAATTATTGACAGAATCAAAATCAAATAAATTCAAACAATTGAAGGTGATCTGATGAAATATTCTCTCCATACTGTACAAGAAGATAATAAAGAATTTCATTGTATCTATGAGCATGAAACAGAACAACTTATAAACTTCTATATTCTCAAAGAAGATGCTATGAAATACTATGATTTTCTAGCAAAAGGTGGAGCATTTGATGGATTTACTCCGAAATACATGCTCACAGAGTTTGAAACTACTCATACTACTGATGATATCAATGGTGCATTTGAAACAGAGTTCAACCTATAGTTGAAATCTATAGTGTGGATGCATATCAGCTATGCAAAAATATGTGTTGTACGATTATGGTGGTGATGCTATGATACTATCCAAATCGATCAGGAGCACACATGCACATATCAGCACAAGGAAGGAACAAGATATCCAAGAAGGAGCTGAAATATCTCACACGATTTGTGGGTGAACTTCTTCTTGGAAAAAGACTATCAAACAATGTTCATGTGACCATCATATCACGAGACTTTGTTACTAATACCTGGGGAATTTGTTTTCCCATGGACTTTGGCTATAAAAATCATCGTGAGTTTGAAATTCTGCTAAATCGCAAGATCAGCAAAAAGAAGCAACTTATTACTCTTTGTCATGAGTTGGTTCATCTAAAGCAGTATGCTAGAAATGAACTTCGTGATACTGATAGGAAAGGTATTCTCTGGTTGGGTAAGCAGTATTCTATATCAGAAAAGTTTAATTTGAAGGAATATCTTTCTCGACCTTGGGAAGCCGAGGCTAATCAAAAAGAGAACGTCTTGTATAAAGAGTATAAGAAGCATATCAAAGAGAATGGAATAAAGTTTCAATGAGCAATGTAATTCCTTACCCGAGAATCCCCGAGGAGAAGAAATTCTCTTCGGGGATAAAGCACTCTCGTTATCTCAACATACTATCGAAAATAGCAGCAGATGTAATCACTCCTGCTGTAAATAATGCCAGACTTGCCGCTTGCGTAGTACACAAGAACAATATAGTTGCATTTGGTGTGAATGAAATGAAGTCACATCCATTTCAGGCCAAATATGGTAAGAATAAAGATTCTGTTTATCTACATGCTGAAACATCAGCCATCAAAAATGCACTAAAATATATTTCGCTGGAACAACTTAAATCCTCGACATTATATATATGTAGGGTAAAGTTTTCAGATTCCAGCAAGACCAAAATGATCTTTGGTCTATCTAAGCCTTGTTCAGGCTGTTTCAGATGCATAAATTCCTTTGACATTGGAAAAGTCATCTATACTCTGGATGGAGAAGATTTTGCTCATTTATAAGGAGCAAAATCATGAAAGAAATATTAACTGTACTGTTTATTGCACTTGTTCTGCTATTCTCTGTGGGAAAGACAGCAAATGTCCAAGATAGAGAATATAAAGTAACAAGAGTTATTGATGGTGACACTCTAGAAATTCAAGTAGATTTTCTTCCACAAGAATTAGGAAATACATTGAAACTTAGAGTTCTGGGTGTAGATACTCCAGAAAAAAAGTCAACATGTGAATCGGAAAGGAACAGAGCATTAGAGGCAACTAACTTTGTGAAAGATTTAGTAGACAATGCTAAAAAGATAGAAATTCAACTAAAGAAGTGGGACAAATATGGTGGTAGAGTTCTTGGAGAAGTCATCATTGATGGTAAGAAACTCTCAAAAATATTAATTGAAAAGGGTTATGCAGTACCATATTTTGGCCACAAGAAAGAAGGATGGTGTTAATGAAAAAGTTTATTGCAAGTCTTATTCTAATTGTAGCAACATCAAGTGTAGCAAAAGCAGATGATTGGTTATCTAATTATAATGGTGATGGATTCAAGTTCTCTGAAAGTCGAGTTGAATCTAAGTCTGTTAGAGTTAAAAAGTACAAAAAAACTAAAGTTTATGTGCCAGAAATTGCGGGTGCTTACCAGTCTGGTATGGCATCGTTTTATTGGCAACCACAAGCCGTTGCCTGTGGTGGTAGATTTAATCCAGAGGCTATGACGGCCGCTTCAAAGCATTTAAAGTGTGGAACTAAAGTTCGTGTGATAAATAAAAGAAATGGCAAATCGGTTGTGGTCACGATTAATGATCGTGGTCCATATGTGAAAGGAAGAATTATTGATCTTTCAAAAGCAGCTGCCAGAAAAATTGCAATGATAAACAGTGGAGTTGTTCCTGTGACAGTAGAAGTTATATCTGCTAAATAATAGATCAACACTAAAGGAGTTAAAGAAATGGCTACCCGTTTTTTACTTGTCGGTGGCATACTTTCTACATTATTATTAGCAACAATCACTGCGGTCTTTGCTCAAAAGAGTGAAGACCTTTTTATGTCACAATCGACTCAAGATGACAGATGGGAAATCTTTGGTCATAAAGGTAATGAACAATTAAATCCCGCATGTGTTATGACAAACAAATTCGACAGGACTAAAGAGAATGTTGAACTTGTTTTTGATCTGAAGGATGGAGAATTATACCTCAGAGTAGATTTTCTTGGATGGAAAATTCCTCTACCCAGAGATTTCTATGGTCTCAATCCAAGCAAATCAATATTTGTTATGTTGAATATGTTAGTTGATAATCAACCCAAAATTTACATT